GCGGGGAACATGCTGGAAGACGCGGTAGCAAAATGGTTTGAGTCAGTCACAGGAAAGGAAGTCTATATAGATGAAGAGTTTCAAGTTCACAAAGAGCACGAATGGATGGGCGGAAACATTGACCGACGAGTTAAAGGCGAATGTGCGATTCTTGAATGTAAAACAGGACGCTCAGATAAAGGCTGGGGCACTCCATGGACCAATCAAATTCCCGATAGCTATCTATGTCAGGTCGCGCATTACGCAGCAGTTTGCGACGTAGAGAAGGTTTACATAGCGGTTTTGTTCAGAGGCGTAGATTTTAGGATTTATCTATATGAAAGAGACAAGGAACTTGAATCAAAAATTATTTCACGGGAAAAAGAGTTCTGGGAATGCATTAAAGCGCAGACGCCGCCAAAACCACAATGCGCACAGGATATTGTTGATATCTATAAGGGAAGCTTATCAGATGAATCTGAAGTCGCAGATGAGACAACACTTAAAGCATTAGACAGGCTAAGGTCACAAAAAGAAATAATCTCTTCTCTAGATGATGAAATTAAACTGCTTGAGCTCCAAATAAAAGCTGCAATGAAAGACAAACAGACATTAGTTGATGAGGATGGCCATGTTCTAGTGACATGGAAACAATCAAAACCTTCAATGCGCTTTGATGCAAAAGCATTTAAAGAAAAATACGACAACCTATACAAAGATTTTATGAAAGAAGGCAAAGGTTCTCGTAGATTTGTTATCAAGGATTAAAAATGAGCATGATTAAAAAGTTAATTAAAATTCAGCAAGAATTAAAAGCCCCTAAAAATCAGACGAACAGTTTTGGAAAATATAAATACAGGACGGTTGAAGGAATATTAGAGCTAGCAAAGCCAATACTTGCTAAGCATGACTTGGCCATTTTTTTATCTGATGAGCTCGTGTTAATTGGCGATAGATATTACGTAAAAGCAACAGCAACATTATCTGATGGCGAGCACATGCATAGCGTTACAGCGTTTGCCCGGGAAACCTTAAGCAAAAAAGGAATGGATGACAGCCAAGTAACTGGAAGTACAAGCAGCTACTCACGAAAATATGCGCTCTGTGGGTTGTTGGCAATTGATTCAGGTGAAAAGGATGCAGACGATAGAGGTGAAGAGCAAGTAAACGAGGTGAAATTATCAATTGAGTCATGCGAAACTAAAGATGAACTGACAAAGTTATATAAAAGCCTGTCACCTAGCGCACAGAAAAATAATGTGCTTTTGTCTGCGTTCAAATTGAAGACATCCGAACTTTCTAAGAAAGATTTAAAAGATAGAATCTAAACTTAAAACCAGGGAATCATTTCATGGATGATGCAAAATTTATCGGCAAAATAGCGACAATGTTCTACGTGAAACATTATTGAGTTTAGCCGCTTAATAATGTTCTACGTGAAACAATCTTAAATAAAGGAGATATAAATGAACACTAAAGATTTTTTTGATAAGGCAATTAAGGATTTTGACGAGAAAAAGGACGAGTTTGACCACGCTTTCTGTGTTGGCATAACCAAAGATAAAAATGTGCATCTTTACTCCGACGACTTGGAAGTTAAAAGCTTTTTTTTGGCGTCCTCCAGCCTGCTAATGTCATGTTTTGACGCGGTTGATAGAGAAATTAACAAAGGCAAAGGGGCGCAAGAATTAAAGTCGTCTTTTCTGCGCGTGATTAAAGATTTAATAATAAAATCTGAAAGCTTGGAAGCTGAAGAGGCTAAGCCCGAGGATTCAGAATAATATCTAATAATGTTCTACGTGAAACATTGTTTTGGTGCTCAACTAAAATATGTTCTACGTGGAACATCCAGGAGAGATAATGTCATATTTTAGGGAAAGACTTAAGTTAAAGGAAGTGGCTGAGGTTATGGGGGATAGGATAGATAATCATTCCGTCTCTAATGCCATCGTTTGCTATTACGATAAAAAAAAAGACCGGCCGGTTGGTTATTATTGCGGCCCAGCTGAAGAAAGCTTGCATCTGGTCATGGGTTTGCTTGCAAAGGAGGTGGAGGGACTTAGCGACAAAATGAAAGGAATAATGCTAGAGCACATTATATATAGCCTGGGGCTTAAGGATAAGAATCATGGACGATTTAAAGTTGGCGCAAGAGATAATATCCCAATTGGAAGAGATTGGGATTACTAAAATTGATGGCCACTTCGGCTATCAAAATAGAGATGAGCCCTTGTATATTTCAGCTAACTTTGGGGTTCATGACAAGATTAGAAATGCAGCAATGAATCTTCAAATGATAAGAGAGGAGATTGTTGAGACTTTAAGTAAGTATTCGTCAGACTTTAAAGACCAAGACGACAAGATACTCGAAATACTCCTCGTATTATTTATGAAATTTTACGAAGAGGATTACGATGATGATGGAGCTAGGCATTAACCTCTGTTAATAGCATCAATCTCTGGCTTTTTGACAACCTTTAAGCAGAGCTTACACATTACTTCAAACGCGGCTTCGTTTAGAGAGCTGCGTCTCCAGTTTGAAATCATATATTCATGCTTACATTCTTTTGCTTTGGTCTTTTTTGCTTCAGTCATTAGAGCCTTCCTGTTTAAAGTTCTCTACCTGCGCCATGGCGGCGGCATCTTTTTTCATTTGTTCTTTTTCAGATGGGCGCATTTTCTGGACCATTTCATTCTCAAGCGTTTCTGCGTCCAGCTCTTTCATGCCAGTCATGCCTTGATTAATTGAATTAACAATTAATGGTCTGTCCAATGGGCTAACCCAGTCCATATTAACTTGCAGGACATAAAGGGTTTCTTGGGTTGCTTCATTCTTTGCAAAGATATAGCAGCGGTCTGGATGCTTTGATGAGTGAACATCAAAACCATCTACGTTTGGCTGCTTGGATGTTGTTCGGACAAAATCGACAATATTATTGAGTTCGGCCTTAATGGCTTTCTTTTGTTTCATACACTTCCCTGTGTTTCATGTTCCACATGGAACATGCCCGAAGGCATGGATAAACTCCGAACACATTCCCTGTGGATGGTCAGTCACGACCATTCACAAAACTGGTCAAGCAGACTTTGTGAACGGGTTAATCTTGGCATAATGTTTCTGTCGCTGCAAATTGGGTCGGTCATATCTATCTAGATATCCAACGGCAAAATAACTAGCAGCATCAACACTATGCGATGCCCAGTTATGCGCCGGACCTATTGTAACTCCCTCACTGTTCTTTTTACTATGGTAGTCAGATAGAGCTAATTCAAGGGTCTTGGCGTTTTTACTATGAATTTTCATGCGCGGAAGAAGTGAGCGCAGGCACTGAATTCGCTCTGACACTGCTAGGCGCTGCACTTTTTTTGGCAAAATTCCAGCTGATGCAAGCTGCTCTATTCGAGTCCTGCCACTTCCCCATTCTTGCACCGCAACATCATGAGGAAGAAAGTGCATAGCAAACTTTTTAAATCCCAGTCTGCGCTGAATGTTTTTTAGCTCGTTAGCGTACCATTCTGCGTTTTTATAGTTTTCCTCAAAACAATAAATACATCGAATTGAGTTATCGCGGCCAATTTGCCACAAGCAAATGCTATTTGCGTCATTGCTACCAATGTCCCAGCTTGTATAAACTGGTAGTTCGGGGTCTACCGGGAAGCAAGAGATGGCGCCCTGCTTACGCATATCTTTTAACTCCCGGGTAAAATAGGCCCCCTCTACAAACCCATCCCAGCTACAGTTAAATTCTTGCTCAACAAGCTCTGGCGGCATTCCTGCTCTAATCTCTTCATCAATAATTGATTGGGTGATAATAGCGCTTCCATCCCAGTCCGTGGTTTCAGATGCCGGCTTTACCGTAATAAACCAGTCAGGATTTTCAGCATTTTGATTGTAAACCTGGAATAAATTGTTGTGCCTGCCTCTTGGCGTGCCATTTATTAGCACCCAGCCGCCATTTTCAGCAAGAATTGGCCGCATATATTCTAAACTTTTGGGGTCAGCATCTTGAAACTCTGAATAAACAATTCCCAGAGGGTTGGAGCCGATGAGCGCGGTGTAATTATTAGAGCCGGTTACCCTAATGATTGAACCGTTTGCCAAAGTTATACTCATTTTGGATTGATTCACGCGCTTAATTAGCTTTTTAGGGATGTAATCAAGGAATCCAACTCCAGTCTTTCCCCTTCCCTCCCAGATAACTGTGTTTGCTTGTCCAATGGTTGGAAGCAAATAAAGGTATAAGCCTTTACGCATTAACGCTGCATAAAAGCATAGCGCCCAAGCTTCGTGGTCTTTACCTGCCCGTCGATGCATAACGCGAATGAATCTTTTGTAGCCGCCAAATATAAAAGCGTCAAAGAGGTCGCGTTGATAGGGTCTTGGCTTAAACTTACTGGTTATTATCTTTGTCATGTGGCCTTGGAAGTGGCTCGCCTGGGTTTAAGTTTTCACCGCGAGGCTTTGG